AGAAGAAAAAAACTAAATAAGTATATACAACATCTTATCTTTAATATTATCATAAAAAATGATATATAAATCTTAATCAATATAACATATTTAGTAAAAGAGAAACTAATGGATATCTCTAAACATTTTAAGTATTTTTATGATCTCGATGAAGATTTACAAAATCTTATAACATCAAAAATTAAAAATCCTATTAGCAAAGAATTGGATGCTGATATAATTAATTATAAGGATGCCAAAGATACTATTATAGCCGAATACGAAAAGAAGGGATATGATTATGATACAGAAGGAATGTTTTATATATATTATCAGATTGAAAACGATTTAATCAGATACTTCAACGATGATGTAGCGACAAATGACCTTATTACAGAGAAAAATATTAGCAAATTAGAGAGAATTCTATCTATTAAAAATAAATTGGAAAAAAATAAAAAAAAAACACTTGATAGTTTAATGGATGCTATGGATAATTTAAATGTTATTTCGCGTATAAATATTCTAATCGGTGCTCTTACGTGCGAAGAACGCAAACAATTCCTACAATTATTCCCAAATTCTCCTTTATAATTTAACCATGTTTATTACACAGCGAGCGCTACCCAGGCTTTACCCTGAAACTGAATTTTTTCCGTTTTTTTCATTTTTCCTCAAAAATTGATAGGGGGGTCAATTATTTTTAAGCACAGCATCAGAGTACTGTCCCCAGCGTCTCGCCTTAAGTCAGTGTAAGCCTCTCTAAAAGTCTCCACGAGCCACAGCGCATATCGTCAAGTCCTCTCTAACAGCCCTAACAGGTTTTAGGGAGTATAAGATGAGTTGCGATTTCATCACTCCAGAGATGTTGGCAGAGATGTCGGTTATTAAATCGAAGATTATTGAGATTCTTTTGTACAAGGAATCGACGAAGCCCTTAATTCAACACGGGGCGAATATACATATTAACAGTTTGCCTCGTGATATTCACGATAAAATTGTGGAGCATTATAAAAAGTTGTTGCCTTCTAAATATGTTTTGAGAGATTGGGTTCCTAAAGACAAACTTGATTGGTTCATTTTGTCGGGAAATCCTTGCGCTATCGAAACATTGATGGAAAAAGCACATTATGAGAACTCTTTGACGGAAGAAGAATATAATATGCTGACGAAAGAAAAAAAGATAAGTTGGATGAGATTGTGTATCAATGAAGAAGGTGCCGAAATTTTAAAGAAATATCCTTCAAAGATTCTATGGTCTTATTTGTCGAATAACAGTAAGCAACTGGCAGTTGATATGATTAAGGAAAGGATTGAATACGAGAAAATCAATGTTCCAGATGATTATTACGACGAAAACAGAGTATGGATTAATAGTTTTAGCGATAATAAAAATCCTGAAATTATGGAGTTGGTTAAAGAAAGAATTGAATATGAGAATGGATTGAGTCCATATGAATATGATACGTTAGAAGTTGCTGATGTATTGGATTGGTGTTATTTGACAGAGAATCCAAGTGCTATTGATATATTGAAGGCAAACCCTGGAAAGATTGTATGGTCGTTGCTTTCGAACAACACAAATCCGCGAGCGATTGATTTGTTGAGAGAAAGAGCAGTTCTAGAAAATAATATGAGTAAGAAAGATTATAAGAAATTGGGAAATAAAATAGATTGGGCGTCTTTGACTACAAATCCCAGTGCTATTGAATTGCTAAAGGAATATCCGCATAAAATTAAATGGGAGTATTTGTCGGCAAATACTGCGGCAATTGATTGGTTGAAAGAAAATAAAAATGTGATTGATTGGGGTATGTTATCTGAAAATCCGGCAGCGATTGAATTGCTAAAAGAAAATCGTAAAAAAATTCACTGGGAAAAGTTGTGTAAAAATCCTAATGCGATTGAATTGCTAAAGAAGAATCGTAAAAAAATTAACTGGAGATTGTTGTGTCTAAATGAAAATGCCTTTGACTTAATTAAACAAAGAGTTGAATATGAGGCAAGTTTAACTCCTGAAGAATATAACAATATTAAAATATGGGATAGATTAGATTGGAAGATATTGTCAGAGAACAAGGGCCTCTTTGTGGCGGTTTAGATTCAGACTTAATGATAGTGGAAAGAACTATCAAGACACAAAAATATCTTAAAGATGGTTTAGATAATATATGTTCTATTTTACATTTAAACATAAAAAAAATGATCTTGTGTAATATAATATTAATTACAATATGCCGCGTCTGATACAGCAAATCGTTGATGGATTGATGGAGAAGTTCAAGGATGAGGATTCCGAGACGGTCTTTGAGATTATAGAAGAAATGAGGAATAATATCAGAAAGACTAGAATGGAACTATTAAACCCTAGTGAAAAACAAGAAAACTAAACAGGCGATAGTATAGGTATATGGTAAGTGTAAGGTATATGTAGGTATATATTTTTTATTTTTAAGATTAAATAATATAAACAATACCTAACTATATCTAAAATATGTATTATGGAAGAAACAAATGAACTTTTGAGAAAATGCGATACCTGTAATATTACTAAACCTAAAGGAATGTTTTATAGATATAAATATTGTAAAAGATGCCATATTAAAGATAATATAAGAACCTATCTAATTGATGCTCATATAGCAAATCATTTAAATTTATCTATAGAAGAATTAAATAATATTATGAAAAATATTGATCCGACAAGTGATAGATATGACGAAATAATCTCTTATTATCAAAACTTTCAAACTAATATAATAACTGACGAAATTATTAATAATTTTTTAGATGAAATAGTTAATTACTGAAAGTATATAGTTATCTAGTGGTTATTATTTTGTTCTAAAATTATGATAAAAATTGTAAAATTGATTAGATTCCCAGATATATATTATTGGGAACTAAAATGCCTCTTGTAGAAATTGCTCTACAGCGCGAAATCGCCGAGTTTTACAATAATCGCAAGGACATTATGAAAGAAGTTGTTTGTTATAGCATAAGGGAAAATGAAGAAGAACAGCAGAAGATTGACAAATATATAAATCTTATAGATGAAGCATGGATGGAAATGGAATATCAAAAGAATCACATTGATTATTATGCGAACTTTGCGAATAATTATGGAGAGAAGCATCTTCTAGAAGAGAGTGGTTATATCATATTCGATTTGGACGAATACCGAGTAGATACTCTGAATGGTGATGGTAAGCGCAATTGGATATATGAATGCGAACTATGCGATTTCAAGAAAAACCTATTAGAAAACAAAAGAAAACTAAAAGAAGCGCTTATAGAAACTCATATATCCGTTGGTGTATCTCTCGCTCTTTTGAGATAAAGGATTCACTATGTATATGTACGTATTATCTTATTTTTTATATTATTTATATTACTTAACTTATATTACTTATTGTATATGCTCGCGCTTATTCTATGTTAAATTATTAATAGAGACTATGGATTCGTTATTTATACATTTAGATCTATAAATTAAATCTATACTTGTTGATGTATTGTCAAAGCAAAAAATTTCATCAACCTTTTGACAATTTAATGCTATATATTTTGGTATATTGAATGTCAAATCTCTATAAGATTTTTTAGCATAACCCTCATTCACTGCTCTTCCAGTAGCAGCAGTTCTTTGTTCTATTCTATCTTTCGCATTAGTATAATTATTATAGACTATACATAAAACAACATTATAACCATTATCTTTTATTCTAGATATAACAGATGTATAATAATCTTCAAAATTAGTCCCCGTTCTATCAAATATAATATTATAATTATTTGCCAAAGCCTTGTCATATAATTGATTATTAATTTTATTCGCCCCTGTGTATTTTGTTCTGTCGGAATTGAAAAAATCCTCTAATACATCATCGGGGCTTATAATTACATAATCATCTAAATTTTTTTTAGTCATATCTAATACAATTTTTATTCCCGATGTTTTTCCACTACCAGGACCTCCTACCATAATAATGGCATTTTTGTTGCGTTTTATATTTAGTAATTTATTATTTATATATCTATCTATTTCTTCTTGTGCAGGAACAACAATACTCTGTGGAGCCGAAGAAAGTTTCTTTGATGATGATGATGAAGGGGAAGATTTTTTAGGAGATGAAGAATGTTTTTTAGAAGACGACGAATCTTTATTATGTAAAGAAGACGATTCTATGATTAGATTCTTTGTCAAAGTTTTAAAAGGCATCGACTAATATATATTAAGATAATATATTGCTATTCTATAAGCAAATCTTTCAGTAAAATTATTGGATTTCTTGCTTCTAACATACTATCAATCCAATCTATCCTATTACTTAAATTACTGTATATTTCTTTTGATAGTGTTTTTTCGTATTTAATTCTTTCTCTAAGTAATTCAATAGCGTTCGGATTTCCCGTCATACACTTCCAACTTATTTTATTATATGTATTACCACAATTAGTATTTATTTGATATTTATATTCATCACCCAATGATTTCTCATATTCTAGCCTATCCTTAATGAGTTCAATAGCATTTTTATTTCTTGATATTCTTACCCAATCTATTTTATGATTGGATGGTAGCCTATTATATTCATCGGCGTTTAGGCCTTTCTCATATTCGAATCTTTTCTGTAATAATTCTACAGCATAATGATTATATGATATATATGCCCAAAAAATATTATCGCATTTTGATAGTACTGTTAAATCGTTGTCTGTAATTTCATCTTTATCCTTTCTGTTTTTATTAGTTTTATTAGTTTTATTACTAACTGTTACTGCTAATGTGAAAGATACTAAAATAAGTAATGTAGTAATAATGTCTATTATTAAGTTCAACATTAAGCAAAGTAATTATTAAATTAAAGAAATTTATCAATTTTTATTATTTATATTACAATAAATATACGGCGTCAAAATAACTACCTAATTCTAAACCATTAATTTGTACATTCATTAACAAGTTATTTACTATGTTTTCATACATAATTTTATAATCGCCTTTATCGTGATTTCCTCTATATACGCCACCAGATACATATACTAATAGAGCGACATTGCATTTACTACGTACCATAGCAATTAATCCCGCGAATAATGCTGCTTCAACCCCTTTCATAAATATATCAAAGCGTTCATCTGTATATTTATTATATGTTCTAAAAACCGAATTAATAGGTCCCTTTGTCCCTGGATTATTATTATTTGGACCCGATACAAATACCAGCGTAGTCTTATATTGATGTTCATGGATATATTGAGAGCCTTTATAATGATACATTTTATCACTCAAATAAACATTATCTACAGTCCAGGCATCAGCGTATTCTTTTGGAACCGCATTAGTATAATTTATATCTTGTATAGTTTTATAGTATTTTTCTGTATCTTTTATCTTGGCAAAAGGATACTGTAATCCCCATTTATTATATATAGTACAGCGAAACAATTTATTATAATATTGTTCTTTTTCTCCTTCTGTAATATATTTATTATATACATATGTCATAAACCAATTAGATACTATATCTTCTTCTTGTGTTCTGTGATTCGGATAGATTTTATCAACAGTGCCATTAAAATTGCCACATGCGCCCCCAGGTCTTCCCGAATTTGCCGCTATTATAGTACCAATTTTCGGCGGATTACTACCTCTGTGCGTATTATATAAAATAGCGCCTATATTTGTCATACCATTTCTATTGCTCTCTATTTCTGCTTGTTGAATTGGTTTTCCCTTTCTCTTTTTTGTAATATTCTCTAAATCGGAAATTACTATATTTATTTCATTATATTCTTTAAAGGATGCATAATCATCATGATATCTATAAGATTTATATCGCATATATTCTTTTTTTTTCGCATGTTCTTGTCTCAATATATTAAGACATTCCCTAGATAATTTAGGAGATGTAGGTGTCGTAGGAGTCGTAGGTGTCGTAGGTGTCGTAGGAGTCGCAAGAGTCGTAGGAGGCACCACCGGTACTACTGTAGGTACTACTGTAGGTACTACTGTAGGTACTACTGTAGGTACTGTAGGCTCTATAAAATGAGTTGTTTGAGGGATGGGAATATTAAAAGGGTTCGCTAATGGATTAAATTTGCGCGCAGTAATAGCAGGTTTATCTTCGTCGCCTTTAACGCCGCCTTTAATAATTTTAGGCATTATTCCTTTTTTAATATGTTTCAGGATAATATCATGTAATTTGCGGAATTTAATATTAATTGGTTTTGAATACTCTGTAATATTAGCGTGCTGATTTTTAACAATCTTATTATAAATTAATGTAATATCATTAATATTTTTAATAATAATACACGCAATATTATTATAATATTGATAATTATTTTTTCTGAATATGCTATTTATTTCGAATATTATATTGGTTTTTCTTAAATTAATTGATTCTAATTTCCAGAATATTTTATTATTCTTTTTATTTACTACAAATTTATCTATTTTATGATTATCCTTGATATTCTTAATATATTTAAATACCTTTTCTTTTATTGCTGATTTGCTATTCGTAATAGAAAAATATTTAATTTGATTCTTCTTATCTTCCACGTCTATAATAACTATATATTTATCATCCATTATCTTATATATACTATATATTTTAGTATTTTTAGTATTATTCTTGAATAAAGCATGATTTTATTTGGCAATTTGTATTTCTGTCCATTCTCGTTGTTTATTATTTTGGTTTATTTCTAATAGTTTAATTTTATCATTATCTAAACAGTCCGTATAAATATTATTAACAGGTTGTTTTATACTAACAGAAATATCATTATCTTTATAGTTATCGTGGTTATCGCGGTTATCACAGTTCTCACAGTTCTCACAACTATCGCAATTATCACAACTCATTATATCATCAGCAAGCGAAGAAGATGATATTTTACTAATATTTTTAGTTTGCAAAGTGTTTAAATTTTTCAGTACTCTATAATTTATTAGAATAACAAACAATAACAAAACAGTATTTACTATATCAAAAACCATGAGATGTATATTATATACATAATATATACATAAGTAATTTTTATATTACCATGACATTACATGACATTACATGACAATATATAACAAATATTCAAGATATATATATAATGAATTATCTTGATATTTTAAATGAAGATATATTAAATAAAATATTTGAGATTGTAGCAGATTTATATGAGAAGGATATTGAAAAAACAAAAAATAAATTGTCGAAGGTCAAAGGTCTTACAGAGGGCCTAAATATTGATGTGGAAGATGATTGGGGAGAAGTGTATTATATTAGTTATTACTTTATTTCTTATTGTATGAATAAGTATTTATATTCTAGATATCCTCTAGATAATATTGTGATAGTGAATAGATTAAAATTAATACTTTATTATAATATCAATGATAATACGCATACGCCTATAGTATTAAAAAGTAATTTATTAGAAAAACCTTTATATCTAGATATATTAAGAGAAGTTAATAATTTATATCAAAAAAAAACGGGAATTTTCGGATATTATGGTAGTCGCGTGGTTTTAGAAAACGTTAGACAAGTTAAAGAAAGCGAATACGATTATTACGAAATTGAGAAATCTTCAGATAATAAAATTAATTACATTACATTCGAATATAGTTCTTGAAGTTTCTCTAAAATATATTATCGTGTTTAATTCCATGACAATATATAAAAATAATAAAGATATATATATAATGAATTATCTTAATATTTTAAATGAAGATATATTAAATAAAATATTTGAGATTGTAGCAGATTTATATGAGAAGGATATTGAAAAAACAGAAAATAAATTGTCGAAGGTTAATAGTTTAGTCGAAGGCCTACATATTGATGTAGGTTCTGATTATGATGAAAATTATTATATAAATTATTATAATTATATAAATTACTATAATATTTCTTATTGTATTGATAACTATTTATATTCTAGATATCTGCTAGATAATATAGTGATTATTTATATACCACGGTTAATAATTAATTATAATGCTCAAACAGATACTATAACTCCAATGATATTACAGAGCAAAAAAATAGAATCGCCAATATATTTAGATATTTTAAGGGAAATAAATAAAATATATGAAAGACAAACGGAAATATTAGGCTATTACGATAATAACCGATTTTTAGAAAATATTATACCAGTTAAAGAAAGCGAACACGAATATTACAAAATTACCCCGTCACCAGATATTAATTACATTACATTTTCATGCTTCCCTTAAGTAATATCTCTTCAATTCAAGTTGCGAATATTATTTTTTATTCTCCAAGTATTTAATGAGTTTGGCATATTCTGTTTCCATTATTCCAAATAGATACGCTTCATAGCAACTATTAGTTATACTTCCGTCAAATATATATTCTCCATGTATCATATTTAGATCTTTAATAATATCGTCGTATATTTCGATAGTTATTTGCTTCGATAATTCTTCTAAATCCTTATCATATTCTTCAACCGTTTTATAAATATTTCTTCTTCCTCCTTGATTTTTTATCATAGAATACATTTTATTTGTTATAATTAGATCAATCTTCCTAAGGATTTGTCTTTTAATATAATTGTTTTTATGTATATTCATTTCATTTTTAACGATCTTATTGAATAGTTTAGATACGCAACTAAACCTTGCGCTACATTTAATATCTTTGCTGGTTCCGCTGCTACCACAACATAATATTTTTTCTCCAATTGCCTCTTCGGTATTTATGATATCAATAATGTTAGGCATTTTCTTAATATCAAAAAATAAAAATTTATAAATCATTTTTTTGAGATTATACAATATAAATTATTATTCTGCTTACTTAATGATTTCTATGGTGAATAGACGCCGAAACATTTCAAGAAGATGTTCTTCTCCTTCAAAATCTTTTTTGGTCAATACATAATTCATTATACTTATTATAAATAACTTGTGTTCTATCATCATTTTTTTATAGAGATTACCATATAATCCGTGCCATATATAATTATTATTATTACTAAGTAATATATAATATTTGAATTGTTTTATCATTTGTTGAAGAATTTTATCATAATAAATGCTATTATATATTTTCTCTCCAAAAGCTTCTATAGTTGATTCATACATTGATAGATAATGTTCTCTATTCATATTAGAGACGTTCATATAATTATTGCGATATTTAATGGGGATAAGTTTCATATATTTTTTAGTTGTAATCCCGAGTTCCGTATAAGTAAACATTTTCATGGTTTCTTCAATTTTTCTAGGAATATGCTCGCAATAATATTTCTCGCGATGCTTTGCTATATCATCTTTTGTAATTTTATTAAAAATAGAGCAAGTATTGCTTATACACACTGTATTAAACATATCATCATCGTACAAAATCTTTTCACCCAAAGAATATTCCATATTGATAATATCAATCAAGGAAATCGAAGACATTTTACTAAAAGTTAAACGATAAACGATAAACGACGAGTGTTGGGAACCTTACGAAGATTTATTAAGGTTTTTCGAGCGGCTCTATTAAATTGATTGGTAGGCAATTTAATATTTTTAGGTTTTCATCAATTTTTATTTTTTAAGAACATATTTATTTAAAAAATAAAAAATATATAATACTGTCATACTACTAGTGATATAATTAATCCTCGTCGCGCTCATAATCATAATTCATAATAATATCACTGACATCATCGTCATATTCTCCAAAATCATCTATTTTAAATTCATGTTTCATGTGATATTTTATGAAATTATAGAACTCATTCATCAATGTGCCAAACATATTATATCTGCCTCCGCTATTATGATACAAATAATACTCTCTAACATAATCTTTTAATCTATCTATCATCTTTGCTAGAATACTAGCATAATTTGATTCATTTATCTGGGACGTCAATACTACCAATTCATCATCATACTCCTCCGGGGTGTTATAGATATTAAGATTACCGGGATTCTTTAAGATAGAGAACATCTTATTCTCGATAGTCTCTTCAATCTTCTTCGGAAGATACACCTTGTAATATTCTTCGCGGTGCTTATCAATCTCATTTTTTGTAATTTTATTAAAAATCGCACAGGTATTATTAATACACTTTGCGGTCGTCGCTGTATTCTTGGACAAAATCTTATCACCAAGAGAATATTCCATGCCGATAATATCCATCAAGGTAATTGAGGACATTTCTCTAACACGATAACTTTACTTGGGTCCGCTTGGTGGTCCGCTTGGGTGGCCGAGAGAACCTCGTGAAGACTTACGAAGTTTTTCGGGGTGTGGCTCTATCAATTTGATTGGTAGGCAATTAATTCTATCTAGATTTCTCATCAATTTTTATATTTTAAGCATATTTTTAGAACATATATCTAAAGATGTATAAAAATAAAAAATATATACATATACGCGCATATTATTTATGATAAATCCTTCTTATATCTCATAATCATATAATCGGTATCTTCATCTTCCTTATCAAACTCTTCTCTTTTAATCTCGCGTTTCATATGATATTTTATGAAATTATAGAATTCTTTCATTAATACACCAAATATATAACGCGTTGAAGTAATATTATCGCATATATAATACTCGCGAACATTATATTGATATAGATTTAGCATTTTCTCAAAAATACAGTCGCCGTTATTTTCATTTATATGCGAAGCGAATACTATCAAATCATTTTCGTATTCTTCTGGTTTCTTATAGACAATAGGATTATGAGGATGCTTTAAATACGCAAACATTTTTTTTTCGATAGTATCTTCGATGTTTTTAGGAAGAAACCATCTATAATATTCATCGCGATGTTTCTCAATCTCTTGCTTTGTAATTTCATTAAAAACTACACAGGTATTATTAATACACTTTGTGGTTATAGCCTTGTTCTTTGTCAAAATCTTGACTCCAATAGAGTATTCCATTCCGATAATATCCATCAAAGAAATCGAGGACATTTTCTTACTGTTTAATATGCTTTGACTACCAAGATAACTAGTAAATAACTTTTTAGGTCTTTTAAAATGGTTCTACAAATTTGATAAGGATGATGCAATTATATATGCCTTAATTGCTCATCAATTTTTATATTTTGAGTAATTATTTTATATCATATTATTTTTGTAAAGATATTTATAAAACTTATTACAATATATAATATTACTAAAATTAACTTAAGTAATTCTTAACTACGCTCTTTAGTACACCACTCTAAAAATATCTTAAGGGTGAAGCAAAATGACCTAATATATATATTATATAATCTAAAATTGACAGGATATGATTATAGGATATGATAATAAGATAAGAGTACTAAGAACTAATTTGTACATCTTCAACTTCAATAGGTGCTAATTTAACGACATCTGCCTCAAGGAACTAGGAACTAGGAACTAGGAACTAGGAACTAGGAACATAGAATGACCGCGGCGCTTATTATACATGGTGATATATTTGAGTATATTACGAATCACATATGTTTCTATGATTACGATAAACTTAAAATGGTATCTGTAAAGTTTAATGACATATTTAATTTAAATTCTAAAAATTATTATGAAATGATGCGAATTAAAGGGTGTAATATAATAAATGTTATAGAATCTCGCGTTATGAATAAGTATCGTCTAGGTATTCCTAGTAGGCGTAAGATTATTGATAAATCCTTATTATATGATTATTGGTATTATAATCAATATCCTGTGATAACAGCGTGTTTTACAAGAATGGTTGAGTTAAAATGTGGGATATGCGTAGAACATCTAATAGGGTTATTATATAATTCTGAATATATGAATCATAGAAATGTAGTAAATATATTTGAGAGCGTATCTAAACATATAGGGCAATATCCATTAAATACTATAATAGGCGTCTTTATCAAGGTCTGTTGTAAAATTTTACATATACGCAGCAATTATGATTATAAATTTAAATCTAGTCATAAACATATAGTATATAAAACAAATATAATAATATATGTATATGTTCTGGTTAAAGCATTTCATATCTCTACAATCGCCAATAATGATTTAGACTATTCTAAATTTAATCGATTATTCTCAATCGCGAATAATAAACTCGATGAATATAAGTATTGCCTAAAGACAGATCCAATATTCCCTAAATACTATCT